GCATTATATCGTAGGTCAAAAGGTATTGAATAATTCCTACGAGATTTATCGAATCAAAAAAAATACGAACAACAACTCTGTCGAGATCTACATTTCAAATCAAAAAAATGAGATTACGCTTTGGAAAGAGTTTAGTCATACGATACCAATATCAATTGAATTTAATATAGATTTCTAATGAAATCACCATTCTACTTTATAACAAAACCATGTGGAAGTAGATATAACAATACAAAGTCAATATCAGGTGTAGACATTATTGTCAATACATCTGAGGAGGACCATAAGTTCTCTAATCGATTTGCTAAAGTTATTGAGACTCCACTTGGATACACCGGCGAAATAAAGCCCGGTGATACTCTCGTTGTACACCATAATGTATTTAAGTTTTACAATGACATGAAGGGAAACCGTAAGAGCGGAAAGAGTTTCTTTAAGGAAGACATCTTCATGGTTGAGTATGATCAGTTCTTTATGTACGGTAATGATACCGGATGGCACGCGCATGATAGGTATTGTTTTGTAAAACCTATACCTGCCATTGACTCTGAGATTAAGAAGCCATTCTCTGAGGAACCGCTAACAGGTATCATGATGTACCCTAACGATTACCTTAAATCAAAAGGGATCAATGAGGGGGACACAGTGGTATTCTCACCTGATAGTGAGTATGAGTTTACGATTGACGATCAAAAGATGTATAGAATATTCGACCATCAGATAACTGTCAAACTATGAATGTTTTAATACTTGATGATGTATTGAAGGATCCTAAGGCTTATGCTAATGAAGCATTGAGATTTCCATTCATAGATTTCAAGGACGGTAGTAAAGTATTCAAGAACATTCAACCAAGAGATAATGACGAGTTTGAGAAAGAAGTTTTGAAACTATTTCCAAATCATTTCGTTAAATTCAATTTCATTCGTAAGTCACCATACAATCAGATAGAGCCAAACTTTATTCATCGTGATGATATGATGGGTGATGTTACGGTTATTCTTTATCTCAATGAGGAGAAACCCATTGAGGATGGTACCACGCTTTACGATGAGCAGGGGGTGACAGCATGTATTGTAAGATCCAAGTTCAATAGAATGGTAGCATTCGATTCGTACACCCTTCACTCAAGAAGTATCTATGAGAACTTTGGAGAAGGTGATGGATCAAGATTAGTTCAAGTTATTTTTTTAGAGGAGGTCTCATGAAAAATGATATTAAAAAAACAAAGCTTCGAATTATTGACGCAGGCTATAGAGCCGTTCAACATTTGATTGAAGTTGCGGAAGAAAAGATTGTGAAGAAGGAATACGATGAGGAAGGAGAAGCTACATCATTGGCTGCAGATAGGTTAAAGAATGCGGCAGCTACAAAAAAAATCGCTATCTTCGACGCATTCGAGATTCTTAACAAAATAGAAGCCGAGAGAGAAGCTCTTGAAAACGAAAATAATGGCCAAAGCAAAGTTGAATCTAAACAAGGATTTGCCGAACGCAGATCAAGGTAATCTTTACAGGGTACTTAAAGATCATATCTCTGACATTGTCATAGGTAAAAAGAATGCGGCAAAGTCTTGGACTTACGGATACCATGAGGATTATGATCTGATTGTTATATCCAAGTCAGGTACAATTGGTCAGATCATCCATATATCAGGATTGAATATTGCACTTCCTCCTGCTCCTAAGGATTGTTACAGGAGGCATAATAAACCTGAGGAACAATATTGGGAGCGTCAAGAGTTTCCGGCTCAGCTTTCAAATATTCAAACCATATTCCAATGGAATGAATTACCGGGTGACTTTAAGAGTAGATGGGTTGATTATATTGAGAATCAATTTGACTACAGAGATGAGGGGTTTTGGTTCATGAACAATGGTGAGCCGACATACATTACAGGAGCGCATTGGATGTATCTGCAGTGGTCAAGTATTGACGTTGGATATCCTGACTTTCGTGAAGCCAATAGAATCTATTGGATATTTTGGGAGGCGTGTAAAGCTGACGTGAGATGTTTTGGAATGACTTACTTAAAGATTCGTCGTTCAGGTTTCTCTTACATGTCAGCATCTGAGTGTGTCAATATTGGTACATTAGCCCGGGATTCTCGAATAGGTATATTATCTAAAACAGGGGGTGATGCTAAGAAAATGTTTACCGATAAGGTGGTTCCGATTAATAATCGCCTTCCTTTTTTCTTCAAACCTATTATGGATGGAATGGATAAGCCGAAGACTGAATTGGCGTATCGCGTTCCGGCTTCAAAGATTACGAAGAAAAACATGTCTGACTTTACTAAGGAAGTAATCAAAGGTCTTGACACAACAATCGATTGGAAGAATACAGAAGACAACTCTTATGATGGTGAGAAGTTAAAGCTATTGGTACATGACGAAAGTGGAAAGTGGACCAAGCCAAATAACATCAAGGAGAATTGGCGCGTAACCAAAACATGTCTTCGATTAGGTAGTAAGATCATTGGCAAGTGTATGATGGGATCCACATCCAATGCATTGGCAAAGGGTGGTCAAAACTTCAAAGAACTTTATGAGGATTCTGACGCTTCAGTTAGAAATGCCAATGGTCAAACCAAGTCAGGTCTATACTCCTTGTTCATTCCAATGGAATGGAATATGGAAGGCTTCATAGACATCTATGGTAAGCCTGTATTTAGGAAGCCCGCTGAGCCTGTTTTGGGCGTAGATATGACATGGATAACGAATGGGGCTATAGACTATTGGGAAGCGGAGGTTGAGTCGCTTAAAAACGATCCTGATGCGTTAAATGAATTCTATCGTCAGTTCCCTCGTACAGAGTCTCATGCGTTCAGAGATGAGAGCAAGCAGGCTATATTTAATTTGACGAAGATCTATCAGCAGATTGACTACAATGATTCAATGATAGAGGATCACTACTTGACAAGAGGATCCTTCCATTGGAAGGATGGTATCCAAGATAGTGAGGTTGTGTTTTCTCCTGATAAAAGGGGTAGGTTCCTTATTAGTTGGATACCAAAGAAGGGGTTGAATAACAATATCCATGTAAAGAATGGAATCAAATACCCGGGCAATGAGCATATCGGTTCATTTGGCTGTGACTCTTATGATATCTCAGCTGTTGTTGACGGCCGGGGATCTAATGGGGCGCTTCATGGTCTGACTAAGTACCACATGGATGAGGCTCCTGTCAATGAGTTCTTCCTGCAATACATAGCAAGACCTCAGACAGCTGAGATATTCTTCGAGGAAGTTCTTATGGCATGCGTCTTTTATGGCATGCCGATATTAGCGGAGAATAATAAACCTCGATTGCTTTATCATTTTAAGAATCGTGGGTACAGAGGGTTCTGTATGAATAGACCTGACAAGGTTTACAATAAGTTGTCAGCTACAGAGCGTGAGCTTGGAGGTATACCTAACTCGTCTGAAGACGTGAAGCAATCTCATGCTGCCGCTATTCAATCGTATATTGAACGATTTGTAGGCCTTGATTCGACCGGTACATATAGACCACAAGATGAGATGGGTAGCATGTTGTTTACAAGAACACTTGAGGATTGGGCTAAGTTTGACATAAACAATAGAACAAGGTATGACGCGTCCATTAGTTCAGGATTAGCAATCATGGCCAATCAGAAACATCTTTACGTACCTGAGAAAAAAGAAAAGAAAATAAGTATTAACTTCGCAAGGTATAAAAACAATGGAACAACAAGCCAATTGATTCAATGAAAGATGTAATAGTAAATGTGATGACCCAAAATTTTCCGAGCCAAATGGCTACGGATTCTCAGAAGGCATCTAAAGAATATGGACTGCAGGTTGGTCAGGCTATTCAGTATGAGTGGTTCAGGAAAGATAATAGCACTTGTCGATTTTACTCTCAGTGGAGAGACTTCCATAATTTAAGACTATACGCTCGTGGTGAACAATCAGTTGCTAAATATAAAAATGAACTTTCTGTAAACGGAGATTTGTCATATCTTAATTTAGATTGGACTCCGGTACCTGTTATACCTAAGTTTGTTGACATTGTTGTTAATGGAATGTCTGACAGATTATTCAAGGTTAAGGCATACGCTCAGGACGCTCTCTCACTTTCTAACAGAAATGTTTACCAAGAGATGATCGAGGGGCAGGCTGCAGCAAAGGATGGTCTTATGGTTATCCAAAAGAAAACAGGAGTCAATCCATTTATCATGAATCCTGATGAGCTTCCTGAGAATGATGAGGAGGTTTCATTGCATATGCAGTTGAAGTATAAGCCTGCTATTGAGATCGCAGAAGAGGAGGCTATCAATACAATACTTGACGATAATCATTACGGTGATATTAGAAAGAGACTTGACTATGACGCAACTGTTCTCGGTATCTCAATTGCTAAGCATGAGTTCTTACCCGGATCAGGTGTAAAGGTTTCTTACGTTGACCCGGCTAATGTTGTTTACAGCTACACTGAGGATCCATTCTTCCAAGATTGTTTTTATTGGGGAGAAATCAAGACCTTACCTTTAACTGAGTTGTATAAGATTGATCAGTCTTTAACGCCTGAGGATCTTGAGAAGATATCTAAGTACAGCCAAAGTTGGTATGACTACTACAACGTAGCTCAGTTCTATCAGAATAGCTTATTTGCAAAAGATTCTTGTACGCTTCTTTATTTTAATTACAAGACCACTAAGAGAATAGTTTACAAAAAGAAGGTTCTTGATAATGGTGGTGTTCGTATCATTGAGAAAGATGATACGTTCAATCCTCCTGCAGATATGATGGAGGAAGGAAACTTCGAGAAGATTGAGAAAGTAATTGACGTATGGTACGAGGGTATCATGGTTATGGGAACCAACATCTTGCTTAAGTGGGAGTTGGCTCAGAACATGGTTCGTCCTAAGTCAGCTTCTCAGCATGCATTACCAATGTACGCTGCGTGTGCTCCAAGAATGTATAAGGGTGCCATTGAATCTTTGGTTAGAAGAATGATACCATTCGCTGACTTGATTCAGATTACTCACTTGAAGCTTCAGCAAGTTATTGCTCGTGTT